GAGAATACCGGGGAGCCTATCGACGGCACCCAGTTGGCCCGAGCCCAGCCCGTGTCGACAGGGGTGCGCTCGATGAGCTCCGCCGTGACGTTGATGGACAGGGCCGATATGACCCTGTCCGTCACGTCGTCCAGTTGGCCCACGACCAGGCGCACCTGTTCGCCGGCCATGGCGTCAGCGCAGGAAGTCGGGTTCGGGTGCGGCCTTCTCGACGGAGTCGAGCGCCGCCTTCTTGGACGGGTAGACCACGTCCTCCTTGCCGATCACGACCCACTTGCGCTCCGCGAGCTTCTTGACCAGGTCCTCGGGCTGAGGCTCCTCGTCCTCTTCGACCGGCTCGACCGGCTCGACCGGCTCGACCGTGGCGCTCTCGGCGACCTGGTCCTCGAGCCAGGCAGCTAGCGCAGCCTCGGCTGCCTCACGGCTCTCGTACGTGGCGTCGTCGAAGCCCTCGACCTGCCAGCCGCCTTCCGCCTCGACGACCTTGACGAACGGCTCCGGTACGGGCTCCGGTACGGGCTCCGGGGCCTGACCGGTGGCGACGTCGGGCTCCTCGAACTGGGCGAGCTGGATGATGCCCGCCTCCCAGAACCGGCGGAGACGGTTGGCGTCCGCGGCAAGCGCGTCCGGGATGACCGCGCCGGGCACGACGGGCTCGCCGTCCCAGGTCATGTGCTTGTTCCAGATGAATGCGGCGTCCTTGTCGAAGCGTTGCTTCCAGTGACGGAGCCGTCGGACCGTGCGCTTCATTTCGTCCTCCTTTCAAGAGGGAGGCGGGGGCTGGTCAGGCCCCCGCGCGCTGAGGTTTGGTGCCCGCGGCCTATCAGGCCACGATGCCGTCGAAGAAGTAGCCCAGGTCAGAGGCGATGAGCTTCTGGTCGTAGGCCATCTCGAGCTCGACGCGGTCGGAGGCAAGGGCCTCCATGCGGAACCGCTTCACGCGCATGCCCTCGTTGCCGGAGCCGAACATGCCGGTCCAGTTGAAGGTGTAGCCCGCGGCGGGCGTCATCAGGCCCGGCGTCGCCGGGGCGTACGACAGGAGCGCGTGCTTGCCACCGATGAAGGAGTGGGCGGCCGTGAGGCCCTCCTTCGCGGTGTTGGTGATCGCGTTCATCACCAGGACCTCGTCCACCTCGAAGAGGTCGGCGAGGGTCACGCGGTTCGCCATCGCGGCGCCCGAGGTCTGACCGCGGTCGATGCGGCCGACGACGTCCGGGTGGTCGACCAGGGCGTCGTAGACGGCGCGGCCGAGCGTGAGCTTGTTCGGCTCGAAGCCCGTGCGCTCCAGGACGAAGCGCTTGCCCCGGCGGACGTCCTCGATCGGCGTCGAGGCCGCGTCGTTCCAGTGCAGCACGTCGTTGTTCGACGCGTTGGTAGGGTCGAACGAGCCGGCCGCCGTCGGCGAGGAGGCCACGCCGTCGGCCTCGAAGGCCCAGATGCCGCCCAGGAAGTACTTCCGGACCCAGTCGCGCTCGCGCTTGATGAGGCCCTTGTGGGCGACGAAGCGGGTCGCCTCCTCGTCCAGGTTGATCGGGCTGTCCGCGTTCGAGCGGACCTGGTCCGCCACGTCGCGGTGGTAGCCGAAGACCCGGGCGTAGTAGGTCTCGTTGCCGATTTCGTAGGTGCCGCCCGCCGTCTCAGTGGCGGGGAGGCGCTCCTGCATCTCGTCGCGGTTCCACTCACCCCGGTCGTAGGTGAAGTACGCGTCGGACTGCTTCGCGACGGGCACCACCGGGAAGACGCGGCCGGCCACGAAGTTGGCCGCGTCCTGGAGATACGCGATGGAGACGTTGGTCAGCGGGCGGTTGACGTGGACGTCACCCCGCGACGGGTTCGTGAAGGACATGGTTGTCGCTCCTCAGTTTCTGGCGCTCAGCCGTGGGGTTACAGGGATCAGGTCTCGGTGGCCGAGGTCATCGGCTGGAGGAGAGCCTCGATGATCTGGCCGTCCGCTCCGGACTCCAGGGCGATGCCGATGGCCATCGTGTCGGCGGCCAGGGCGGCGATGCTCGCGACGCCGACCACGCGGCCGGCGTCCGTGTCCGCGACCAGGAGCTGGCCGGCGGTGATGTCGCCACCCGCCTTCACCTTGGCGACGCCGCCCGCGGCGAGCAGGACGACGGGGACGGTGAGGCCGTCGGTGGACACGGCCGGGTTCGGCTCCTCGGCGAGGATGCCGATCGCCGCGACGGTCGGGCCGGTCGTCTTGATGACCTTGGCGACCCCGTTGTCGTTCTCGAACGACAGGAGCTCGTACAGGTCACCGCGGAGGTCCTGGCCGGCGATCAGGTTGACCGCCTTCACGTTCTGGTAGGATGCCATTTTCTGTTCTCCTCAGAGGCTGGCGGTTGCAGGGGAGGCGGTCGGCCTCAGTTGATGGTCTTGGCGTAGAGCGCCGCGCCCTTCTCGGTCTTCAGGACCTCGGAGTACGCCTTCGCGTAGGTGAGACCCTTCTCGGCGGCGTGCGCCTTCGCGAGGGTGTCGAGCTCCTGCTCCGCGCTGCCGTCGGCGACGACGGGGGCCGAGGAGGTGCCGGCGTTCTTGAACGCCACGCCGAGCGCCGCGTCCTGGGCCTTGAGGGCCTCGAGGGCAGACTTGCGCGTGTCCTCGTCGACGATCGCCATGACCGACTTCACGAGGGCCTTGCGCGTGTCCAGGTCGCCCGGCAGGTGCTGGAGCGACTTGGCGAGCTCCGTCACCTCGGCGTCGGCGCGGTCCGCGGCGGACTTCGCGGCGCCCTTGACGAGCTCGTCGTTCTGCTTGGCCAGGGCCACGAGGCGCGGGTCGTCAGACTTGCGGTACTCGGTGCCGTCGACCGCCGTGTAGACGACGGCGTTGGCCTCGGCGGCCTTCGCGACGGACTCGGCGCGCTTGTCGGCGGTGAGGGCCAGGAAGGCGTCCTGGTCGGCGGCCGCCAGGCCGTCGAAGTGCTTGCGGATGCCCTCGGGCATCGAGAGGATCGCCTCGGCGCGTTCGGCCCGCTTCTGCAGCTGCTCGAGCTCGGCCTGGGTCTTGTCGGTCATGGTGGTCGCTCCTTCTTCTCCGACTACACCGGCTTTGCCGGTTTCCGTGGTGCCGTCGGGGCCGGCCGCCTCGCCCTTAGCCAGGAAGGCCGAGACCGCGCGGGCCATGGCGTCCTGGTCAATCTCGTGCGTGTGGCCCGCGTTAGCGGACACCACCCAGTTCCCGTCCGCGTCGCGCGCCACCACGTGGTCGTGGCCGTGCTCCTCGGGGCGCCCGCTCGTGGCGTACGCGACGTACACCGACACGCCGCGCTCGTCCATGGAGAGCCTCAGGCCGTGCTGGTGGCCGTCCGTCTCGCCCGTCAGGACGTCGACGAAGTCGCCGCCGCGCTTCTCTGTCTGGGAACCGTCATCGGGGCCCTCGTGGCGCTTCATGATGAGCGCCCGGGCCCCCTCCTGCGCCGGCCTGTCGACCGCGCTGATTTCGTTGATCTTCAGTGCCCGCATGATGCGCCGGCGGTAGCCAGGCTGCGAGCCAGTGTTTTCGTCAGGCATCCTGGACCTCCTCGTCCTGCAGTCGCTGGCCGCCGATCGAGAAGCCGGTGTACTCGCCGGAGCGGAACTTCTCGAGCACCTCGGCGCTGTCCGGCTTCATGGCGACCATCAGCCCGGTCCGGGCCGGCTCGCCGAGGCCCATGGCCTTCGCAATCTCGGTGGTGAGCGGGAACGCGAAGAGGATGCCACCGACCTGCTCGCCGGCGTGCATCTCCTTGGCGACGCGGCTGTGCTGCATGAAGTCCGCGGCCGCCTTGACCATAGACTCCTCGGGGATGTGGTCGCCCTGGAGGTCGTAGTAGGGCTGGCCGCCCTCGTTGCAGACGATGGCGAAGCCGAAAACGAGGCCAAGCGCATCGTCGACCTTGGCCACCTGGCCGTACACGTTCTTCTGCATGTGCCCCGCAGCCCGCTGTAGTGGTACAGAACGAAGCATAGCACGCTGACAGACGTGGCGTCTGCCAGCGTATCTGGGGCGTGTCTGGGGGCTACACCAGGCGGAGCGGGCACCCGGCGGATATGTTGGCGGCCTGCGCGGGCGTAATCTGCAGCTCCATCTCGGCCATCTTCTCCTCTATGAGCATACGGGCCAGCTCGGGCCCGACGGTGAGGAAGGCCTTCTCGATGACGGCGTCCAGTATGTCGAGCATCTGGACCTGGTCGACGGCGTGCATGGCTTCCGGCATTGGTATCCCCTCTTCAATGTCGTGTAGAGAGTATCAGGGCCTCCGCCCTCCTTATCCCATCGTTTGCGGTAATTGCAGGGGCCCCGCGTTTACAAACAGGCAACTATGGCCTATCCTACTGTCATGCAGGATGGGCCTGCAGCAGACGGTAGGACAGAAAGGACACCGACATGGCCAACCGCAAGGCGAAGACCATTGGGGCCCGCGTCCGTCAGCTGATGACGCGCAAGAACCCGATGACGTACGACCAAATCGTTGACACCGTGCGCACCGAGTTCCCTCGCTCACAGGTCTCCAAGGGGAGCGTGCAGTGGTATGCCTCGCGCATGCGCACGCGGGACGGCGTGGAGCCGAACGTCCGCCTCGGCTGAGGCGGACGAATGAAGACAGACGGGGCCCTACGGGGCCCCTCTCCATTTCAGCCCTCGAGCCTCGTGGACAGGACGCACCTGCACTGCACGGTCTCCTCCGCCGGGGCGTCTGGGTCGCCCGGGTAGCGGATAGGGCCGGAGTCGCTGCGGAACTCCTCCCCGATCATGCGCTCCTGCCCGTTCATGCGGGCGTGGGAGTCGCGCACCCTCTTGTCCCTCGCGGAGACCCACTTGCGCCTCAGGGCCGAGGGCTCGACGGCGCCGGACTCGATGGCCTGCAGGTACATTTCCTCGGTGCCCTGGTGCGCGCTGTGCAGCGCCTCGGTGCGGCCGATGGTCTCCGCACGGTAGGCGATGTACCGCTCGCGGTACCTGGAGACCATCCGGTCCACCTGCTCGGGCGTGAGGGGGTCTCCCCGGCGTATCGCCCTCTCGACCGTGCGGTCGAACCGCCTGTCCCGGAGCTGCCGGTCCAGGACCTGCATGGACGGGAGGCCGTCGAGCCTCGCCTGCCCCGACAGGAGGCGCCTGAAGTTGGCGACCGCCGCCTCCTGCCTGGCCGTCAGCCCGACGCTGTCCCGGAACAGGCGGGCCTGGTCGCGCGGGTTCATGCCCTCCTCGATCCCCCTGGTCATGGCCTGGCGTAGCGTGTCGCGCTGGTCGGCCGTGAACTCCCGGATCAGGCGGAGCCTGTTCGACTGCATGGCCTGGACGGCCCGCACGTTCGTCCCGTCGAAGGCGACGGTGACGGTGAGGGCGCTGGAGAGGAAGACCGCCGTGTCCCTGGCGGCCGCGGCGAGCGCCTCGCCCGCGAAGCTGCCGAGCAGAGCCGCGGCCTCCTCTAGGCGGTCGAGCGCCTCCTCGAAGCGCCCCTGGGCGAGCAGGTCCGCCAGGTCGTCGAGCGTCCGGCCGTCGCGGATGACGGCGATGGCCCGGAGCCAGGTGTCGCGGAACCCGCGCTCCTGGCCGGCCATGAGCCTCTCGATCCGGGATGCCGGGTCGGTAGCGCCTCCGGCCCTGACGGCCATGTCAGACCTCCACGCGGAACCTGTAGGTCGCCCCCGCAGGGTCACGCTCGACGAGCTCGAGCAGGGTGTAGTCCCTGCCGTCGATTGACGCCCGGTCCCCGACCTGCGGGACCACGTCCACGCTGCCGCCGAGGATGAGCACGAAGCGCCCGCCGGACTTGGCGAGCGTGTCACCCACCCTAGCCTGGCTGCCCTGCTCGACGATGCCCTCGAACGCGTGCGTCGTCTCGGTGAGGGGCCGGCCGCCGGTGAGGTTGCGGGATAGGTCGCGCTCGCCGCTCACCACGCGCGTCAGGACGCCGGGGCGGAGCTGCCCGGAGAACGCCGAGGCTATCTCCCCGGCCAGGTCGATGCCGAAGAGGTCCGCCATCAGCTGTAGCCCCCGTTGACGCCGTAGCCGAGCTGCGGGTCGGTGAAGGAGCTCGAGGCCCCGGTGCCGGAGGCCGCCTGGCCGACGGAGCCGGCGCCGGTGGCAGCGGAGAGGAACGCCCTGACGAGCGCGAAGGCGGTCTCGTCCTGGAGGGCCTTGCCCTGGGTCGGGCGGAAGAACTCGATTTCCGCCGAGCCGGCCTTCAGACGCTTCTTGTTCGAGCCGCTGGTGCCGGCGTCGGCGCTCGTCGGGGTGCGCGCGATGGTCCCGGCCAGGAGGCAGGTGGCGTCCTCGACGGCCTGCGGCACCTCGTCCTCCGCGACGGCCGTGCCGTCCGGGTACTGTAGCCCCGAGCGCGGCCAGGCGTTCGGCTGGGTGGCGTCGTCGCCCGCCTTGCTGCCTCCCCAGTTGAGCAGGTCGAGGCGCCGGGTCGCGGCGACCAGGTACTGGCCCTTCACCGTGGCGCTCAGGGCGGCCCAGGTGGCGGACCGGACGGGGTCGACCGCCAGGTAGGCGTCGGCCTCCGCCACGGAGGCGTAGGAGACGTAATCGACCGGGTTGATGGTGATGGTCGTGAGGCTCATTCTTCCTGCTCCCCCATGTCCTCGTCCTCGGCGCCCTCCCCGGCGGCGCCGGGCTGCACGCCCGCCTCGAGCGAGCGCTGGGCCAGGAGGCCGGCCTCGACGGCCAGGTCCGCCAGGCGCTCCGGCGGCCGCGAGAGGCCGAGGAGGTCCCGCACCTCGCCGATGGCCGGGTCGTCCGCCTCGAGCACCGCGCCGGCCGTGGCCATGTCCCGGAGGGAGGCGGTGATGGCCTCCACGTCCTGGAAGCGCACGGCCTCGGTGACCGGGTAGGGCCGGGAGTCCATGTCCCACCCGTTCAGGCGCCACAGGGGCGTGATGAGGTCGTCGTAGACGGAGTCCGCCGCCTCGCGGAGCGTGCCGTCGACCAGGAGGAAGAAGCTCTGGGTCTTGTCCTTCGAAAGGGCGAAGGAGCCGGCCGAGCTGTCCCCCAGGAGGAGCTGCTCGACGCCGAGCACGCGGGCAATCTCCCGGTTGACGCGGCCGATGGCCTCGGCGACGTCGGGCAGGCCGCTCGAGCCGCCCTTGATGACGTCCAGGTCCCACTGCCGGGTCGAGGAGGGCCGCTGCGCCTCGTCGGTCGTCTCGTACGTGACGCTGTCCAGGAGGATGCCGAGGTTGGCCGCCTTGGTGTGCCCGTTGATGAAGTCGCGGATGGGCTGCTCGATCAGCACCCGGTCGGCCTGGCTTATCTCGCCGGCCTGGACCATCTCCGCCAGGCGCGTGAACGGGCCGCGCCCCACCGGGATGCCCCGGAGGTCGTGCTCGAAGCCCAGGCCCTCGAGCTGCTCGTACCTGCGGAGGCGCTCGGCGGGCCCGGCCAGGTGCCGGAACAGGCCGAGGCCCTCGGGGCTATCCTCCAGGGTGTCGTCGACCATGTAGAGGGTCTTGGCGCGGGGAATGTAGACCTCGCGCATCGTCTGGGGGAGCTCCTGGATCATGCCCAGGACCTCGCCGTACTCGTCGACGTCCCAGCGCTTGATGGTGCGCTGCGCCCGGGGCGAGACGTCCGCCAGGGTGATGACGCCGTCCTCCCGGCGCCTGGCGGTCCACTCCTGGACTGAGAAGCCGTAGAAGCGGTACATGGCCCCGCGCCGCACGATCCGGTGCCAGGGGGTCCTGGGGTCGTCTACGATGAGCGCCTCGGCCAGTTCGGCCATGCGCTCGCCGTCCGGGTGGTCGGCCGGCTCGAAGGACCAGGTCGCCTTCGCGGTCAGGTTCAGAAAGTAGCGAACGCCGGCGGCCACGATCGACGTGTTGGCCAGCATGTCGGAGTAGGTCTTGTACCGCGCCTCGCCCTTGAGGGCCGAGCTGGCCTCGTTGTCCTGGATGTAGCCGCCGAAGACAGCACGGCCCATGCCACCCACCGTCTGGGTGGGCTTGACGCCCTGGCGGCGCATCGCGCCGAGCAGCCTCTCGATGGGGTTCGCCATCTGTCATTCCCGGGTGTGAGCTCGCGGCCATCGTAGCCCGGGTGGCGTTTCCCATGTGACCCACGTTTGTTTCCGCCAAGCGCTAGAATGGGCGTTTACGCGCGCCAGCGCTGGTGGCATTATCAGG